GCAACAGCTAACGCACTTGATAATCTTAAACTAGCTATTGATAAAGGAGCAACAGAAGGAACAAACTATTCAACAGGAACAGTTGCACATCCTTATGTAGCAGGTGGAACAAACTCAGATACAGAACAACAAGTAGTAGCTAAGAATTTTGATAAAGCATCAAACAGTATTGCAGTTTCAACAACACTTACAAATGGTGCTTGGGATTCTACGACACTTTCAGGTGGTTTAAATCCAGCTCCAGTAATATGTTCAACAATAACACTTCCAGCAACAGCAGGACTTACAACTTTTGATAGATTTATTAAGATGGGTAATCTTGATTTCGCAGAAGGTTTATATTTTACAGAGGGAGGAACTTGTGATATAACATTTGTTTGGAATTAAATAAAATATGGATAAAAATTATCAGATAGTATCTGAACACAACAGAGATAAGGATGAGTCTCAAAAATTTAAAGAGAGGCGTTTTGAACAATGGAATCAGAACTACTCTCTTTATAGAGACAAGGTAAATACAAACAGATTGACACAAAGACAACCTGTTAATATTCCTATTATTAGAGAAACAATTCAAACTTGGATTTCTAAGATAGATGAAGCTCCTAAATTAAAGTTTGAAACTAGAGATAGAACAAATAAAGATAAAGATGCAGAGATAGTAATGAATGAATTATATTCTTATTACTATGATAAACTAAAACTTGATATTCTTGATAATGCAGAAAAGAAAATTGTTGGATTACAAGGTAGAGGATTTAAAAAGATAGGTATTAATAAAGGTGAAATATTTATTGACCTTATTGACCCTTATGATATTGAAATAGACCCTAGGGTAAATCCAATAGATATAGAAACAGCAAACTATGTTATTCATACACATATTTATCGTTCACTAAGAGAGATACTAGCTAATCCAAAATATTCAGCAGAAGGCAAATCACAATTAAAACAATTTCTTGATACTAAGAATGGAATATTGAAAGCAGCGGAAGATGAACAAGCGTATCAAATGCGTAAACAAAGATTAGAAAATCTTGGAGTTACTAACTTTGATGATTATGGAGCTACAGATGTAATTGTAGAATTAAATGAAAGTTATAAACTTGTATGGGATGAAGAAGCTAATGCTTTTATTAGACGTATAAGAATAATAGCTACAGATAGTGTTGTTCTATTAGATAAACCACTTAAAGAAGCTATTGGTATTAGAAAACTTCCTATTGTTAGTTGGGCTTCAGACCCAGATGCAGTAGATTTCTGGTCAGATGGTATCGCCGATAATGTTCGTCAGATAAATAAAATTGTTAATATGTATTTCTCTCAAGATTTAGAGAGTAGAACATATAGAAACTTTGGAATGTATTTCTTTAATACAATGAATGGTACATTTCAACCTAGAGCATTTGAGCCAAAACCATTCGGTATGTTTGGAGTTCCAGGTAATCCATCAGAAATAGTTAAACAAGTAGAAATAAACCCACTTGGAGATACTACAAATCAAATAGAATACTTAAAAAATATGATACAGTCTTCTGTGTCTCAAACAGCTCTTGAGAGAGGTGTTAAAGAACCAGGAGAACAAACACTAGGACAGGTTCAACTTTCATTACAGAGTTCACAAGGAAGAAATAGTGTTGTATCAAAGAATTATCGTAGAGCTTGGAAAGAATTAGGTTGTTTGTTCTATGACCTATTAAAGAATAACAATGTCATATCAGTAACATTATTTAAGAAAGGAGCAGACGATAATTATGAACCTAAACAAGTATTTAGTTCAGATTATATAACACCACAAGGATATGAAGTTAAAGTAGAAGTTGAAGCAGAAGCAAATATGGCAGATGACTTTGACCTAAAGAAGATTCAATACATTAAGAACTCTTTTGCAAATAATCCTAAAGCAATAATGATTGCTAAACAAAAAGAACTTGAATTATTGGATTGGACAGAAGAAGAAATATCAGCAGTAATGGCATTAGAGAATCCTGAACAACCATTAAATATGCCACAAGAAGCACCAGCTAAACAAAATAATCCACAGGATTCAATTAAAAATACTAATGCACTTCCACAAAATATATAATTTATGTTAGAAAAATATTTAAAAAAACTTGGACTATCATCTTACTTAGAATTAAATGCTGAAGAGAAAGAAACCTATAAAGAATGGGAACTTGCATTAAGTGGAAGAAAACTTACAGATAAAGATGTTAGTGATTGGCTACAGTTTGAATTAGATACAGCAGTTTCACGAATAACAGAAGTAGATTTAAAGAAAGAAGATGAGATATTTAGAAAGATGGAAATTAAAATGATTAAGAAGATTATTAATTTTATAAATTCACCTAAGGTCGAGAAACAATTTGCTGAGAAAGCGATTGACCAATTAATGAAGAATTAGTTTATGGAAAATGAAGAAATCAAAAAAGAAGAAGAAGTGTTAGTAGAAGAAAAGTGTGAAGAAGGATGTGAGTGTGAGAAAGAAGTAGTTGAAGAAGCTCCAGTTGTGGAGGAAGAAGTGGTTGCTTAATGCAACTAGGTTACACTACCTTAAAAGGTGATTAAAAAGTAATATGCCAAACCTTGTCTTAATTAATTAAACAAGACGGCACAAATAAAATGGAAAACAATGCAAACTCTGTAGATAACACAGTTGAGAACGTACAAGATACTAACTCTCAAGAAGCTATCGTAGGAACGCAAGAGAATGATAACTCTACAAACGAAACTATTGCAAATGTCGTGCAAACAGTTGATTACCAAAAAAAGTTTAGCGAATCTGCTAAAGAAGCTCAAAGACTCTATCAAGAGAATTTAGAACTTAAAAAACAATTCGAGCTAAAAGACAAGGTACAGGAAACTGTCCAACACACAGATAATTTATATCCAGGATTCGAGGATTTAGATGAAGATGCAAAGAATAATTTAATTGCTTACACAAATACTGTTACAAAGCGTGCACTGGAAGAAATAAACAAAAATCCAGCTATAGCAAATGCTACTAGAAAGTATAATGAGCAAGTATGGGATTCAGCACTTTCAAAAACAATCGAAATGTATCCTGAATTAGCAGAATCAAAAGATGAGTTTAAAAGTAAATACTATAATGTAAACAATGTTCCACAGAACATAGAATCTATATTAAAAGATGTTGCTAAAATTCACTTATTTGATAAAGCTAAACAGATAGGTGCTAAAGAAACCGAAGAAAAAATGAATAGAATTGAAACAGAGAGAACAACCGCTGGTGCTAAAGACACTACAGCAAGACGTTCACTTGAAGATTGGCAAAGAATGTCAAGGGAAAACCCTTCTGAGTTCGCAAAAAATGCTAAACAATTCAATGAAGATTTAGCTTCAGGAAAGATTTAATACCACAAATTATTTGTGTCATTAATAGTTTATAAATTTAATTTAATAAAATGACTCAAATTATAACCCCAGTAATGGGTGCATTTACACCAGTAAAGTACTCATTAAAACTCGTAGAATTACTCTACAACGATACAATTTATCCACAAATAACAAATACATCTTACGAAGGTGCTATTAAAGATAGTGGAGACCGTGTCCGTGTCCGTACAGCAGGAAAGATTTCTCTTTCAGCTTACACAAAAGGTATGCAACTTGTTAAACAAGAGCTTACACCAACTTACGAAGACCTCGTAATAGACAAACAGTATTACTTCTCATTCGGAGTAGATGATATTGATAAAATGCAAAATGATATAAACGCAATCTCTGAATACGCATCAAACACAAAGAATGATATGTCCGAATTGATTGATACAGATATTCTTGCATATATGCCAACACAAGTAAATTACACAAATATGCTTGGTACAGCATACGCAACAGGTACAGGTGCAATCGCAACTACAGGAGTAGTTACAGGTTCAGGTACAACTTTCACAGCAGCTATGGTTGGTGGAATATACAAAACAGCAAGTCTAGCAAAATCATACATAGTTACAGCTTATGCTTCAGGAACAGAAATCACAATTAAGAACCTTGATGGTACAACTTATGATGGTGGTTCAGTATCAGCAGAAGCTTACTCAATATATGGTGCTGTAGCAACATCAACCACAAAGAGTACTGTTTACAAAGGTTTAGTAGACCTTGCAACAAAATTAAACGCATCCCTTGCTCCACGTGAAGGACGTTTCTTGGTTGTAAACTCAGCTCTTGAAGGAATACTACGTCAAGCTCCAGAATTTATCCCAGCTGTTGAATCAGCATATAAGGGTGTAGTTGAAAAAGGTTTGATTGGTATGATGGCAGGATTTAAGATTATTTCTAGTGAATTAGTTGCTGGTAATAATACAACTGGTTACTGGTATGTAGCAGGTACAAAGACATTCTGTTCTTTTGCCCTACAAATCATGAAAACATCTGTTATCCCTTCAGAGGCTTCAGAAGATTCATTCATCTCAACATGTAAAGGTTTACTTGTATGGGGAAGAAAAGTTTTCAATGGCAATCGTGCACATGGTGCAGTTGCAAGATGGACAATAGCATAGTTCTATCCCTCAGCTCTCTACGGAGAGTTGGGATGATAGCATTATCAATTAATTAAAATAAAATGGCTTTAACCACAAATCAAATCATCACATTATCAAGAGCAAAATTATTGGAAGCAACAACCGAAGTTATTTCTGATGATACAATTTTGATATATGCTAATCTTACTAATCAAGATATAATTAAAAGAGTATTTACTAATGATAAGATTTTATCTGCAACAGTTTCACTTACAAATGGTGTAGGTTCTTTACCTAGTTTATTTGGAACACTTTATGGTTCAGCACAAGATGCACAAGGTAATGTATTTGAAGAAGTGTCCATAGAAGATTTTGATAATAAAACACTTGATAGAATGATTACTATTGAGGGTGGAACATTTAAAGTATATCCAACAACTACATCATCTGTAGATATAAAATACTACCCAATTTCTGAAACACTTACAACATCACAAAATCCAACAATAAATGAATACTTCCACGAATGTATAGTATATGGAATACTAGAGAGAGCCTTTGAGGACTTACAAGACCAAGAATTATCATCATACTACAAAGCAAAATATGAAAATATGATTCTTTCTAAATCTTCAGTTCAAAGTAATTATGAGGAGACAAACCAAAGAGGTTCTACTATGTTTACATATACTAAATTAATATAAATTATTATGCCTAGAGGAATATATAAAAGAACTAAAAAGGTTATGTTATCAGAAGAAACTAAGAAAAAAATTGGTGATTCTAATCGTGGTAAAAAAAGAGCGCCAAGAAGTAATGAGTGGAGGGAAAAACAACGTATGGCTAGATTAGGGAAAAAACATAATCACAAAACTTCAAATGGTGGTGGATGGAAATTAACTGATGAACAAAGGAAAAAAATAAGTATTTCACTTTCAGGAAAAGTATATTCAGAAGAAAGAAAAAAAGCTATGAGTGAAGGTCAAAAAGGAAAGAAATATGGAGATGAAATGAAAAGAAAAACATCAGAAAGAATGAAAGGAGAAAAACATTGGAATTGGAATCCTGATAGAGAGAAAGTTGCACAGAATAGAACAAGACATTCAATGCACAATCCTGAATATAAACAATGGAGATTAGAAGTATTTAATAGAGATGGATTTACTTGTAAGTTACATAGTGAAGAATGTAATGGTCAAATACAAGCACATCATATATTTAGATGGATAGATTTTCCTGAATTAAGATATATAATTAATAATGGCATTACATTATGCCAAGCTCATCATCCTAGGAAGATAGCTGAAGAGAAACGAATGATTCCAATATTTCAGGAATTATTGTCAGTATCAGAATAAATATTTATTCCACTAAAAAAATCTCTATTTAGCATAATCCAAGACAATATGGTAGAAGCCATAGATATTGACGATAGTAATGGAAGAAGTGTTCCTATCAATATGAACTTTGTAGAAAATGGTTATCTTACTAAAGATACAGGTTTTTCTCTATTAGGTGCAACTGAAACTACTAAAATACACTCACTATATAACTTTGAAAAGAAAGATGGAACAAGTTATTTTCTAAGAGCTAAAGGAACAAAAATGCAGAAATTAAATACTTCTACAAACCTTTGGGAAGATACAACTAAAACAATAACAGCTGATAAAGAATTTGGATATATAACAGATAGTGCTGGTGATATAATGTATGCTAGTAACGGAACTGATACTGCTTGGTCTTTTGATGGAACTACATTTACTGATGTTGCTGGTATTCCAAAGGGAACAATACTTGAAATATTTGAAGATAAACTTTATGTAGCAGGTGTAACGGCAGAACCTAGAACTGTTTACTATTCAAATAGTGGAGCTCTAGGAACATTTACTGGAACAGATGTATTTAAACCACTTGGAACAGATAAAATAACTAATCTAAAAAACTATTATGGTTTCTTGCTTGTATTCAAAGAGAAATCAATTTGGAAAGTAACAAGAGTTCAAGATAGTCTTGGAACATACTATAATAAACAAGAATTACAATCAGGTAATTATGGAGCTTGTTCAAGAAAGGCAGTTACTTGGGTAGAAAATGACTTATGGTTCTATACAGGTAGAGAAGTTAGAGCATTTGGATTTAAAGACCAACAAACAGGTGTTCTTGGAATAAATGATTCTGTTATATCAGAAGCAATAAAAGAAACATTAAAAACTATTAGTGAATCAAATTATCCTTATGCACATGTTTGGTATTCTAATAGAAGATTTTATCTTTCAGTTAGTCTTGAATCTACAGCACCTACATTAAATGATACACTATTTGTTTGTCATAACTTATATTCTAATTCTTGGACTAAATATGTAGGTAGAGATAAAACTAAATCATCTCAACTATATTCTATAAATAATACATTATATTCAGTAAGAAATGTTACTCCTTTTGTTGTTTTAAAATGGGATAGTAGTTTGATGAATGATGATGGTGTTGCCATAAGTAGCACTGTTACATTTAAAAAAGTAGAGGATAAGGATTTTAACTTATTTAATATTTATAGATTTATAGATATAATGTTTAAAAATATTGTTGGAAATATCACAGTTACCTTGTATCAAGATAAAAGTGATTTAAGGACAACACAAACAAAAACGTTTCAAGTAGGTCAAGTTTAATAATTAATAATTAATAATAAAAATAAAATGGCAGATACAAAAATTTCAGGGCTAACAGGATATACACCAGCAGTTGATACTGATGTTCTTCCTATTGTAGATACTACAACAGCAACTACAAAAAAGATAACTTGGGCGAATATAAAATCAACATTAAAAACATACTTAGATACTTTATATTCTCCAAATGTATCAGATAATCAATCCCTCTACCGCCAAGCCATTATCAATGGAAACTTTGATGTATGGCAGAGGGGAACGAGTTTTACTAATCCTGCAAGTGGAACTTATCTATCTGATAGATATAGATATAGTTTTACTACTGATGGTGGAACTAATCCAAATATTATAATTTCCCAACAAAAACAAGGTGTAGGAGATTTATTTGGTAGTTACTATTTTTATAGAGTAAATGTAGATGGAGCAGGTTCTAGTTATGGAAATGGTGCTTTTTCCACTATTTTTCAACAAAGAATTGAAGGAGGAACTTCTAAACTTTGCGGATTAAACAAAAGAGTAACTATTTCTTTTTATGCAAGAAGTAGTATTGTTAATAAAAAACTTGGTATTTATATTATACAAAATTATGGAACAGGGGGTAGCCCCACAACAGAAGAAGAAATAACTGGGTTCAATCAAACACTAACATCTTCTTGGGTTAAGTATACTTTTACTTTTACAACAAATACATTAGTAGGAAAAACATTTGGAACTGATAATAATGATTTTTTATCTATCGTTTTTAGGGGATTATGGGGGGTAGCTTTCTCTAACTCAGTAGGAGATACTGTAGCTGAAACTTATGTCGGTGCAGGTAACATAGACATAGCCCAAGTCCAACTAAACGCAGGTTCTGTCGCTCTCCCATTTATGCCAAAGAGTTTTGCAGAGGAGTTAAGAGATTGTCAGAGGTATTACTATAGATTATCATCAGCTGATAATGTATATGCTTTCTTCTGTTCTGGTAGAGTAAATTCAACAACTTCAGCTGCTGGAATAATTACCTATCCTGTACAAATGAGGATTTTACCAACATTACAAGATATTTCAGCAACAAACTATTTTTCTGTTAATGGAATAGGAGCAACAGTAATAGCACTTGACCAAGCAAGTAAAAGTGTTGCTAGCGTTACTTTTACTGTCGCATCTGGATTAACAGCAGGACAAGGATTATTTATAAATGCAGCCAATACTACTGGTGCATATTTAGGATTTTCTGCCGAACTATAATTATGAAAACCCTAATAATAATCATCTTAATACTCATCACAAGTTATTATATAGGCAAATTTATTAATTTTGGGATGAAAGAATAATATGTCAAAACTACTTTTAGAAACAGAAGATAAAATACTACTAGAATCAGGAGATTTTATAATCCTGGATATTCCAGCTACCACACCGTTTATAAAACGTAGAGTATCATTCTTATCTAAAGCACAATCTATTACACTTGAAATATCAAATAATGAATTAAATGAAACATTTACAATAGCACAATTTGCAGTAACAGGTAGTAAAGAAGATAAGAAAACATTTAGTCCACTTGGAATAGTATCAATGAAATAGCATTGACAAATTAATAGTAATGTGTTATAATATAAAATACAATGGCAACAAAAACAGTAACAGTTAAAAAAGGAGATACACTTAGTGCAATAGCTAAGGCTAGTGGTACAACAGTATCGGCATTAGCAAAAGCTAGTGGTATTAAAGATGTAAATAAAATAAGTGTTGGACAAAAAATTACAGTTCCTACATCTGTGTCTACACCTACAAAATCAACATCATCTTCTAGTAGTTCAAAATCAACAAGTAGTTCTAGTTCTAAATCAGGTACTCCTTTACCTGGATTAGGTGGAGCTGGATATGTACAACCTAAAACACAACAACCAAGTATTATTAATTCTATAAATAGTTTAACTGGAGTTAATAGCTCTACTAATTATGGAATTAAAAAAACAACACCAACTAATACTCCAAGTACAAATATATTCAGTAATTTCTTAAAAGATGTCAAAGGTGGTGCGCAAATAGTTGGTGATGCTTTAAATAATTGGCAGAAAAATACATCTGAAATGATTAATAAAAATAAACCAAAAACAGGCAATCTTATTGCTACTGCTTTTGGTTCAACTCCTGATGCTTCCGTAGAAGATATTTATAACAATAACCCTATTATTCAAGATGTTACAAAAAATTTACAAAATGTAGCAAGTAATCAACCAGTTGATAATAATGTGAGTTCTATTTCTACATCTACAACCACTCCTACAGTAAAAAAACAAATATATCCTACACCTACAGGAGAAGCTCCTATTGTTAATAATGAGCTAATTTATCCAACCATTGATGGTAAAGAACCTGCAAGTAATAGTGGGAGTACTGTAGAATCTTCTGAAGAAGTTATAAAAGAAACATTAGATGATGGAACAGTAAAAACAACAACAAATACATTAGCTCCTACAACTACACCAGTAGTAAGTAATTACTCAGATATAATGAGTAAATTAAATACCTTAAATACTGGATTAAAAGATTCATTGAGTAAAATGGGAAGTTGGTCTTCATCTGGTTCTAAGAGTGAATTTCAAAATACACAATTAGCAACATATAAAACAAATGTAGCTAATTTATTCTCATCTCCTGAAGAAGCCACTAAGTTTTATTTAACACCTGAAGGAAAATCAAGCCTACCACAAGGAGTTACAGCTAATGATATTGTATCTAATGTTCAAACAGTTAAGAATGGATTAACAGAACCTAAAACAACAGCAGAGTTCTTAGCTTATGATAAGAATTTAGCAAAACAAGAAACAGATTTATTTAATGAACAAATTGCCAATGATTATAATTGGACACAAGAACAGAAAGATATTCTTCTTGGTAAGAAAGATGCAGATGGTAATAATATTCTTCTTGGTGAAGTAGAAAAACAAAAGAAAGAACAAGATGCCTTTATTGATTACTATGAAGAAAAAATACAGAACGAAAAAACATCTGCTAGAGAGAAAGCACAGTATATGATAGATAAAGCTAAAGCAGAGTTTGAAAGTAAAGATGCTGAAACAGAAATAAATAGACAAAATGCTAAAGCAAGTCTTACTGAATTTCTTGCTAAGATAGGAGCTTTGAGAACAGATGGTAATTCACTTCTTGGAATAGAGAAACTAGAACAAGCATATCAAGCACAAAGACAAGCATTAAAGAATAACTTTCAATTATCTGAAAGAGAAATTCGTATGGATATGAATGATAGAATAAATACTCTTGAATCTGATTTGGATGAAAAGAAATTCACTTTAATGCAAGATTTATCTAAAACAGAAAGAGAAGTTGCTAAGGAAGTAGCTAAACTTGATTATGACTATAAGAAAGACATGGCAAGCTATAGATTTAAATATTATGAAAGAATACAAGATGCTAAAGATAAAGCAGCTACTAAGGCAGAAAAAGCATCATCTGATTGGATGACTGCATACTTTACAACAACAGGAGGAGATATGTTTGCATCATTACCAGCTGAATTTAGGAATACATGGTTAAGTAATAATCAAGTAAATCCACAAGGATTTAGAACAACACAAGAAGATTTAGCTAAAGATTATGCTAGTTGGAGTAAAAATCAAAATACAGGTCTTAAACTTACTGCGACACAAGAATTTAATTTACAAAAAGATGGTGTTGATGTAGAGAAATACAAAACAGATGAAGGATATAGGAATTATGTTAATTCTAATTTAGAATAATATTATGGCAGATTTATCATACGATTCATATTTGAATAGTAATAAAAAAACTACTAATAAATCCAATAAGTTATCCTATGATTCATATACAAAATCACAACAACCTAAAACTGGTATATTGAATAAAGTTGGAGAATTTGCAAAAGAATTAGTAAAAGATGCAGCAGGAACATTAGTAGTTAAACCAACTGTTAGAGCAACAGAGGCTATTACTCGTGTATTAGCTCCTAATAGTTTAGCTACTAAAGGATATGAAGCTATGGCAGATGAAGGTAAGGGTCAAGATATAAATATTCCTAAAATAGGTAATTATAACGTATCTACAGTAAAACCAATAGGACAAGGTGGTGGTAAACAGATAGGTGGTGAGGCTTTAAAATCTGCTGCTTACTTAGCTTCTTTTACAAAACCAGTATCAAAGTTCCTTAAAACAGCTCCACTAGCTAAACAAGTTGCTTATGGTGTTGGAGAAGGTGCTGCTTTTGGTGCAGGAGGAGCTATGGAAGCTGGTTTAGATAACAAAGAAATATTAAAACAAACTGCATTAGGTGGAGCATTAGGTGGTGTAGCTCCTATTGCTATTAAAGGTATATCAAAACTATTAAGTAAATCAACTCCTAAAATTACAAAAGAAATAACTGATAATCTACCAGATGAAAAAGTAGCTAGAGATTTACATTCTTGGACAACTGGATTAAGTAAAAACGGAGAACTTCCACAAGATACTATTTCTAAACTAAGAACTAATAAAATAGGGGTAGATGAATTACCAACTAATAAAGATGGAACAATTACACTATTTAGAAGTGGTGAAGTTACTCCTGGTAAAACTCAATCATATTCATCTCAAAGAATTGACCCAAATCAAGTAGAAGTTAAAGTTCCAAAAGAAAATGTTTTGGCTAATCTTAATAGTTCTAAAGTAGATGATTTATATAATAAGAGTTTTACTAAACAAGAAATAGATGCTGGATATTTAGACCAAAGAAAACTAAATAAATTTGAAAAAGAAGTTATTGCTACAAGTCCTGAAAATAAAGTAATAAATACTCAACCACTAGAAGTTAAATCAATTAAACAACCAGAACAAGTTCTTGATAATGTTCCTGAATTAAAGAATCTTGACCCAGAAGTTAAAACAACTACATTTAAAGAAATAAGAGATAACTATGATAATTTAGCTAAGACATCTTCTGTTAATGACCTTATTGATATTTCAATGGGAAAGAAAGAAGTTCCACAAGGATTAACTAAGACTTCTATATATGAATTAACAAAGAATAGAAAAGATTTAACTCTTGAACAGATTAAGAGATTAAAGAATATTGCTCCTGAAAGTGAAGCTGGATTAAATCTTGTTACAGTTAAGTTAAGAGATGGTGGATTAGTAGATAATCCTACAGATTTTATACAAGCAACTGAAAAAGTTATGAAAGAAAATGTTAAAAAGTCGGGAATTACTAGTAAGACAATAAACCGTTTCTTTGACGGCTTAGAGTGTAAATAAATATATGCTTTGTATACCACCATCAATAAATAAGAAATTAAAGTTAGCATTAGAATCTGGTAAAATAAAAGCAGATGATTTGCTTACAATGTCTTCAGAAGATAGAAAAATACTTATAGATAAAACATTAGGTAAGGGCTATTCTGATATGATTAATAATAGTTTTATTCGTAAATTTAATACTGAATTATCAGATGAATCAATGGGTGATATTATTAATTCTTTAACAAAGGTAAATGAATTAAAGATTGCTGATAATACTCCATATATTCCTGGACAATCAAAAGAGTGGGCTAAAGAATATATTCAATTACTTAAAAGAACACAATCTAATTTTGATAAAAATGCAGAACTTGGAATTATAGATACAATTAAAAATATAGGTAAAGAAGAAGTAAGAAAGATTAAAGACCAACCTGATACATTTGGTAAAATAATACAAGGTGGTAAACTTGTAGGTGAAGTTTTAACTTCTGCTGTTTATAAATCATTAAAGGCTTCTGCTGACCTTTCTTTTGCTTTAAGACAGGGGTTTAAGATTGCTACACAATCTCCTAAGGTATGGGCTAACAGTATGGCAGATGCACTAAGTGTTGTTAAAAATACTGGAAGTAAGAAGGCTATGGATGCTATTATGGATGAATTTAAAGCATCTTATCTTTCTAACCCAAACTATGATAAATTAATGAGTGGGAAATTGGCATTTGGTGTAGTAGAAGATTTCTTTCCTACATCTATTGCAGAAAAAGTTCCAAAGCTAGGTAATATCTTTAAGAGTTCAAATGAAGCGTTTACTATATTCTCACAGGGAGCTAGATTTAATATTGCTGAAAAGATGTATTTAGACCAAGTTGAAAAACTAGGTAGAGAACTTACAAAAGATGAACTGTTATCTATTGGAACTATAGCTAACTCTATTACAGGTAGAGGTGGACTTGGTAGACTAGAATCAGTATCTGGTGCATTAAATAAACTATTCTTCTCTGCTAGGTATGTTAAATCTCAATTAGATACATTTATAATGCCATTTAATAGTAAACTATCTCTACTTGCAAGACAGGAAGCATTAAAACATTCAATTAAAACACTAGGAACTATTGGTTCAATACTTGCTGTTGCTTCACAATTTGGAGAAGTAGAATTAGACCCACGTTCTAGTAAGTTTGGTAAGATGAAAGTTGGTAATAATTGGATTGATTTAACTGCTGGATTAGGTTCTTATATTGCATTAGCTACAAGAGAAATGCCAAATATTCCTGGAACTAAATTTGGTGGATATACTAAATCTACAAGTGGTAAAATAAATAAACTTAATACTGGAGAATTTGGTTCACAAACTAGAGGTGATGTGTTATCACAATGGGCTACAGGTAAACTAGCACCAGCTCCATCTACTATAAATCAAGTATTTTTAAAAGGAAAAACATTTAGTGGTGATAAACCTACAGTTGCAAATACAGCAGAATCATTATTTGCTCCTATTTCTGCTATCGGAGTAACTCAACCAATTAAATAAGCTTGACATTACATATTAAATGTGATATAATACAATTATGGAAAAAGACTCAAAAAAAGAAGAACAAATGGATATGCGTGTGGAAAGACAAAAGTTCCAAATGCACCAAAAAGGTTATAATGATATAGTCGAAGCTATTAAGGCTATTCCTAAAACAGAGATAGAATTACCTGAATATCCTGAATATAAACCTACCGATATGACAGAAACAAATAATATACTTAGTAAATTAGTAGATGCCGTTAAAGAAGATATTACTATTGAATTAGTTATTAAATAATGCCACGAATTAAACTAGAACTTAATAAGGATGAGTTTAAGAAAAAACTAGACATCAAAGATGGTAAGACTCCTACAAAGAAGGAGCTTATTTCCATTATTAAACCTCTTATTCCTGAACCTAAAAAAGAAATAATTATAGAAAAAACAATAGTAGAAAAACCTACTATAACTAATATTGAAAACCCTATTACTGGTTCTGAAATAATAGACAAGATAAATGAATTACCAATAGACAAGGAATATCAAATTGATGCTAAACATATTAATGGATTAAAACAAGCAGTAAGTATTATTCAAAGAGTAGGTGGTAGAGGATTATCTGAAGTAGCTCATGATTCTACACTTACAGGTAGTGGGACAGATGCAGACCCATTAAAGGTAGCAAATGATGTAAATGCTACTTGGGGTTCAATTTCTGGAGATATAACAGACCAGACAGACTTACAAACTGCCTTAGACTTAAAAGCTGATGATACAGACCTAGCATCTTATGTCCCATACACAGGAGCTACTTCTGATGTAGATTTAGGCGACCATACACTTAAAACAGGCGGAACTCAATCAGGACAATCAACTATTGCCTCTGGTCTTGTTGTAAATGAATTAGGAGGTAATCTAGCCACTGATGATTTTAGAG